GGCCTCGAACGGCACGCTGGTGCTCTACAGGGCGCTGTCGGGCTCCCCGACCGGGGTAGCGCTTCAGGCCATCTCCTGGGCCAACGGCCGCGCGCAGGCGCTCACCGCGGCGCCCCACGGCTACAAGACCGGGCGAATCATCTCGCTCACGGTCTCGGGGTGCTCGCCCTCGGCCTACAACGGTATCGTGCAGGCGCTGATCACCGGGCCGTCCACGTTCTCCTACGCGCTCGCGTCCAACCCCGGGGCCGCGTCGGCGCTCGGCAACGCGAGCTACGACGTCAACCTGATCGGCGGCGTGCCCAACGAGAACGGGGACCAGTTCACGTCGACGCTCGTGTTCCGGGAACAGTCGCAGCAGTTCGAGGTCAACCCCTAGGAGAGAGTAGCCGCATGTCTGATTGCATGATTTGGCCAAAGAGCCGGGATAAAGATGGCTACGGATGGCAATACAGAGATGGAAAAGTTCGCAAGGCGCACCGGGTGGCCTACGCAGAATCGCGGGGCTTAGGCGTAGATGATCTCGACGGGATAACGATCCGTCATTCCTGCGACAATCCGTCTTGCATCAATCCCGAACATCTTCTGGCCGGCGGTCAGATTGACAATGTGAAAGATAGAGTTGACCGAGATCGAAGCGCGAAGGGTGAACGCCATGGATTTTCAAAACTCACGGAGTCGCAGGTTCGGAAAATTCCTGAATTGCGGCGCGAGGGATTAACGCAAAAAGAGATCGCTGACGAGTTTGGTTGCCACCATAGTTCAATCAGCCTCATTGAACGCGGCCTGCTCTGGAAACACATTTCGTGAGGTACTACGCCATCACGATCAGCGACCCCGCGAGCGGCCAGGTCATCACCCCGCCGGGCTTCTCCGCCGGCCTGCTCGGGGGCGCGAGCTACACGAGCTTCGTGAACGGGAGCACGCTCACGGCCGCGTGGAACGTCGAGCTCGACGTGCCCGTCATCGACGCCGCCACGCCCCAGGGATTCGCCATCGCCCGGGTCTGGGGCATCAGCCAGGCCGAGATCAGCCAGGCGAGGGACCTGGTCGGCAAGAACATCACGATCGCCGGGGGCATGCAGAAGGGCCTCCCGCTCGCCAAGCCGGCGCAGTCCGGCACGCTGGTGAGCGGGCGTCGTCTTCCAGTGCTTCGGGAACTCGATCGGCGTGGACCGGACGCTCGACTTCGTCGTGGCGCCCGGGCCGGCGAGCTCGTCGGACGGCGGCGGCGTCGGGACGCTCGCCAAGCCGCGCAACCTCACGCTCAACTGGCAGGGCGGCCAGCAGCTCGGCCCGGCGCTCCAGCAGTGCCTGCAGACCGGCTTCCCCGGCTACACCGTCAAGATGGCGATCAGCGCGAACATCGTGCGGCCCGCGGGCGACACGCCGAGCGGCTTCTACTCGACGCTCGAGCAGCTCGCCCAGGTCGTCAAGGCCATGAGCCTGTCGCTGGTGCAGACGAAGGGCTACGCGGGCGTGACCATCCTCGTGACCGGGACGACGATCAACGTGTTCGACGGCTCCGGCCAGGCCGGGAACGTCACGCAGCTCGCGTTCGAGGACCTCATCGGCCAGCCGACGTGGATCGAATCTCCGAACATCCAGATCAAGACGGTGATGAGGGCCGACCTGTCGGTAGGCTCCCAGATCAAGCTGCCGCCCGCGATCGTGACCAACACCCAGCAGGCCAACTCTCAGATCCTCAACCAGAAGGCCAACTTCCAGGGCGCGTTCACGGTGATCAGCGAGCGCCACGTCGGGAACTTCCGCCAGCCGAGCGCCGACGCCTGGGTCACCGTCCTGGAAGCCGCGCCGCAGCAGGTGTCCTGATGGTCGACAACGCCCAGAAGGTCCCGCTCGCGCGCTCGCTCGAAGCCTTCGGCCTCCGCAAGGCGCAGTCGGCGATAGACCTGCTGGGCCAGTCGCTTCCTGCCTCGGTCGTCGCCGTCCCCAGCAGCGGGATCGTCAAGGTCAAGGTCGAGTTGACCAACCTGCCGTTCACGATTCCGCAGATCACGGTCCCGATCTTCGGCGCCGAGTACCTGAGGCTGCCGATCCAGGTCGGCATGAAGGGCGCCGTGATGGCGTTCGACTACTACCTCGGGGGGATGACCGGGCTGGGGGGAGGGACCGCGGACCTGACCCCGCGGCCGAACCTCTCGAACCTCGTCTTCGCCCCGCTCGGCAGCACGGCGTGGAGCGTGGTAGAGGACCCGAACGCGGTGGTGCTCTACGGCCCGAACGGCGCGATCCTCCGGGACGCCCAGGGCCGGATCAAGCTGTTCCTCCAGCCGGCGAAGGCGGAGCTCGACTTGCCCGGAGGCGTGCCCTTCGTCATAAACGGGAACGTGGTGGTCAACGGCAACCTCGGCCTGTCGGGGAACATCGTGGCCGCCGACGGCTCGAGCACCTACGCCGGCAACCTTCACACGAGCGGCAACGTGGTCGCGGGCTTCGGGGGAGCGGACCAGGTGGGACTCCAGAGTCATACTCATACTCAGCCGAACGACAGCCACAACGACGTCGAGGGGCCGACCAGCGCCCCGACCGCGGGGACCTGACGTGCGCGTCTACGGACGAATCACCAACCCGGACGGGAGCAAGACCTGGGAGGTCGTCCAGACCGACCCGGCGACGGGGAGCAACGAGTGGGTCTACCTCACCGCGCTCTGCCAGGCGCTCCTGCTCAACCTCGGCGAATCGCCGTTCTACGCGGACGTGGGGCTGCCGGGCCAGCAGTCCGTGATCCAGCAGATCCAGCCGGACTTCTACGTTACGCGGATCCAGCAGCGGTACTCGCAGTACTTCGCCAGCCTCATCGTCGCCAAGGACCCGAGCCAGGCGAACCCTACCTACAACGTCAAGGTGACGATGTTCGACGGGACCCCTGCGAGCGTCACGGTGCAAATCCCCCAGTGATGCTGTAGCGTCGCGGCGGATTCCTGGAGGGCACCATGGCCGACATCCCGGTCGTGATCACGAACGCCGGAGCTCAACCGACGCCGCCGGCCGTGCTGCGCGAGACGCTCCTCACCAACGTGGAGGCTACGAGCCCTGGCTACACGGCGCGCCTGCCGGGCATCCTGATCGAGGACGTGGCCGACACCGAGGTGGGCGGGCTGGTGCTCTGCGACACGGCGCGCGTCGAGGCGATCAACTCGATCTCCCCCAACAGCGCGAACGACTTCGTGCTGGCCCTGCTGGGCCAGATCTACATCGGCCCGGGCTCCGCGCCGGCGCCCCCGACCAACACCTCGGTCTTCGTCGTCTTCACCGTCGTCGACGCCTTCTCCAACCCGGTGCCCGGCTACGTCATCTCCAGGGGCTTCACCGTCTCGGACGGGACCTACCAGTACGTCGTCCAGGACGGGACGGTCACGCTGTCCAACGGCGTCACGGCGTCGGTCTTCTGCCTCGCCGTCCTGCCCGGCACCTGGGGCGTGGCGACCAACAGCGTGAGCCAGATCATCACCGCGGTGCCCACGGGCTTCGCGATCACCTGCACCAACCCGCTGCCCGGGACGTCCGGCAACGCCGCGGCCGAGACGAGCGGTCAGTACCGCGCCCGCGTGCAGCAGGCGGGCCAGGCCGTCTCCACGGGGACCACGACGCAGCTCAAGACGCTGCTCGGCCAGGTCCCCGGCGTTCAGCAGCGTCTTATCTCGACCGTCCAGCAGTCGGGAGGAGGCTGGGAGGTCATCGTCGGCGGGGGAGATCCCTACGCGGTGGCGGGCGCCATCTTCGATTCTGGCCTCGACGTCTCGACGCTCGTGGGGTCCACGCTGGCGGTGACGAACATCACGCAGGCCAACCCCGGCGTCGTCACGACGAACCACAACCACGACTACACGACCGGCCAGGTCGTCACGATGACGGGCATCATGGGGATGACGCCGCTCAACGGCCTGCCCGTGACGATCACGGTGACGGGGCCGAAGACGTTCAGCGTCGGCGTCAACACGACCGGATTCCCGGCGTACGTCAGCGGCGGCGTCTGCTCGCCCGTGCTGCGGAACGAGACCCCGAACATCATCGACGTCCCGGACATCTACACGATTCCCTTCGTCGACCCGCCCCAGCAGACGGTGACGGCTGCCGTGGTTTGGAACACGACGGCGGCCAACTTCGTCTCGCAGGCCGCGGTCTCCCAGCTGGTCGCCCCGGCGCTCGCGGCTTACGTCAACGCGATCGTCGTGGGGGCGCCGATCAACCTGCTGGTGATGGAGCAGATCTTCCTGCAGGCGGTCGTTCCCGTGCTCGACCCCTCGCAGGTCGAATCGATCGTGATCTCGATCTCGATCAACGGGATCGCCACCTCGCCGCAGGGCGGGACGCAGCTCGTGTTCGGCGACCCGGAGAGCTTCTTCGAGACGGCGACGAGCGGCGGCGGCATCTCCGTGACCCAGGCGTGAGATGACCAGCCCGGTCGCTCTCTACCCCTTGGCGGCGAGCA